AGTACCAGTTGGACCGTATATAACTTGTATATCCATTTCCCAGTTACGTTCAGGTACAGAGATAAGTCGATATTGGTGGAGAGAACGATAGCTTCGGCACCAAGTGTCAAAATCATAGTTAGCGATTTCTAATTCGGATTTTCCAGCATCAATCATTTTTTTCATTTCAAGTAGTTTAGATACTTTTTTGGTTTGAAGAGTAGCAAGATAGTCTTCTAAAGTGAGGTTTTCATCAATACCATGATATTGTAGACCGAGGATATCAAGATCACCAATACGAACATGGAGGAAGTTAGGAATGCCTTCAGTTTCAGGAAGAGTAAGATCTTTAACACAGTATTTTATAGCTTGGCTTTGATTTCCTTTTCTAATTTCGTGGTGACCAAGTGGTTGCCAATTACGTAAGGTACAGAGACCTACGGAGTGATTAAATTCGATATAACCTTGCAGATGTGGAGTTCCATTTTCACCAAATTCTTTATTAGCAATAAACATTTTGCAATGAGCAGGAGCAACCAAGTTTTCATCAGTTGGGTTGTTAATAGTAAAGCACCAGTTGCGTGATTTGGACATTTTTAGAAAGTGCGAGAAATTTGGAAACCAAATGTGCGAGAGGGTAGGCGGGCAGTATTACCCGCCTACCCGAGCACGAGCCATAAGCCCATGGACCTATGGCTCAGCTCGCCTATCACACGAGCCGACGCCTATTGTGGGATAAAAAGGCAATTGTTGAAAACAGTCATTAGTCAATTTGACATGAGAGCGAAAAGAACCCCACGTCGATATCGTAAACCTTATCGTAGATTATTTACAAAGAAGAGAGCGTACGTTAGAAGAATTAAGCGTAGAATTTTTCATCCTAGGAAAAAGATTAGTTTAGGTTCTTTCCCTAATACAAAAACTGTTAATTTACGTTATGTTACCGATTTTAATTTGGACCCTGGAGCAACTTCATCAGCTGTACGCGTGTTTAGAGCTAATTCTATTTTTGATCCTGATTATACTGGTATTGGTCATCAACCAATGTATCGAGATAATTACGCAGCTATATACGAGAGATATCAAGTTAATCATGCACATATTACATTTATTGCTACTAGCTCGTCTGGAGTTGTTAATACAGCAGTTCCAATTACTGCTGGTGGAACAACCACTACTGTCTCTGAGTATTATGCGGCAGGAGAGAGGGCTTGTCGTATGTTTATATTACGGGATGTTGATCCTGGTGATTATCCGACTTCTTTAAATACATTAATTGAAGAAGGGAATACTAACCTCGTTTGGAGGTTTGTTCCTAACAATACGTCGTTAAGAATGCCAATGTTAAGATCGTCGGTGTGGCCACATACTTTAGCTAAGTTAAGTAAGAACGATGATACGTTAAAGTCAGATATGTCAACCAATCCGGTGCAAGGATGTTATTTCTTTTGTGGTATTGAGTCAGTACCACCGTATAATGGACAGAATATGGGATTCGAGGTTATTCTTACATTTAATGTTACGTTTTTAAATCCAATAAAAAATCAAGGACAGAACTAAGTATAAAAGCGCGTCGCATGGAAACCTGAAAGGGGGGAAGAGAGGGCGTACATAAGGCTTTGCATAAAAAATATATATAAATAAAACTTTAATAAATAAAATTTAATTAATTGAGTTAAGGTTGTTATTGTTAATTTCTCCTAAAAAATCACGATATTGTGAACATATAAATTTAACTCCAACTTCAGGCATGTAAATCCAAGTCTTCACGCGTCGGACGAAAGCTGGGAAGTACACGTTGTCGTACCAGACAGCTGGTTCCGAATTTGACGTGAAGACTATCTTTTTTGCGACAAATTGTGTTTGACCTCCTTTGGTCTCGACGAGAAGGGGATATCTATCACATAGTCTAAGTAAGACGTCCCAAGATAGCCAACCATAGAATTCATCAATAATTACCGTAGATTGACTAACGTAGTTGTCCCACCATTTTCCACGTTGTTTCCAGTAAGGAGCAATATTCTCTTCTAAGGCTAGGAGAGATTTGCCAGTACCAGTTGGACCGTATATAACTTGTATATCCATTTCCCAGTTACGTTCAGGTACAGAGATAAGTCGATATTGGTGGAGAGAACGATAGCTTCGGCACCAAGTGTCAAAATCATAGTTA